GCCTTTACTTACGCAATACCAATCATCGGTGACTTTTGCCAATGTGAGTGATTCCGTCATTTATTTCACCACAATGCGGCCAAATTACTTTGTGCCGGGTCAATCTGTTGTTGTTACCGGGGCCGGAATTTACAACGCGACCTACACAGTCACCGATGATCGGATTGAGCCTTACACTTTTACAGCTGCAACCGCCGCAGCTGATCGAACTTATCCATTGCCGTTTATTCCAGCGGCAACAGCTACATTGAGTGGAGCATCGGCAGCGCAGCTATACGCATCGACACCACCAATTGAAAATGCAATCTTGGTTGTAGCCGTTGAGATTTTTCAGAGCATTACAGCTCCGGGCAACCAAATCATGTCCGATAATTTCCAGCCGTCACCATTTATTCTTGGCCGCAGCTTGAGCAACAGAGTCATCGGCCTCTTAGGCCCGTTTCTTGATGTCGAAACGATGTGTCAATGAGCATCGAATCAGCAATCCGCACACCACTTAAAACAGCACTTTCCGGAATTGCTGCAAATGTGTACAACGGCATCCCAGAGACAATGACATCACCAAGCATATGTTTGATCCCGGATGCACCATATTTGGAAAGCGTTTTAATCAATGGCGCAACGACAAAAGTCAAAATCAATTTAACTGTCACCGGTGTCGTGGCTTATGCCAACAATGCCGCAGCTTTAGACAATCTCGAAACATTGATGATCAGCATCATCAGCGCAATGCCCGATGGATACGAAGTGGGCAATGTGAATCAACCTCAACCATTGGAAGTCGGTGCGGGTAAATACCTTACAGCCGATTTACAAGTAAGCACCTACTACACCAACTAAGGAGAAATCATGCCAACAACAATCGTGACCGGCAGAGACATCACATTTACCATTGATGGTGATTCGTATGATGCTCAGGCCACATCAGCAACATTGACAATTGATTCAACAATCAATACTTATCAAACACTCGATGGCAAGGCTTATTACACAACCGATACCCAAGGCACATTTGCCGTTGAAATGTTGGCAGATTGGCCAGCTGGAGGATCGCTGTGCAACGCGCTTTGGACAGCGGCAGACACAGCACCAAACACACCATTGGCGGTTGTTTTCACAGCTGCATCAGGATCGGTGTTCAATTTTGATGTGCAGCCAATTTTCCCATCAGCCGGAGGCACCGCACCAGATGCACAAACTGTTTCATTATCCTTTACCTGTGTAACAACACCAACGCTATAAATAAAGGAGATCGGGAGCATGAAATTACCAATAACAATTGAATTCACTACGGGGGAAAGCGCAACCTATACCGCGCTTCCACCGGAGTGGATGAAATGGGAACGCCAAAGCGGAAACACAATTCAACAAGTAGCCGAAAAATTGGGGATTGCTGATTTGATGTTTTTGGCTTATCACGCAATGAAGCGCGAAGCAGCCGGAAAGACTGTCAAGCCTTTTGAAGTGTGGTGCGAAACTGTGACTGACATCAGCATGGGAGAATCCGAAAACCCAAAAGCTATGAACCGGGAAGTTTAAACCGGATCATTTGGGAATTGGCTATCCATACCGGATTGTCACGATCAGAGTTTCAAACACCAGAAGATGTTTTAACCGCTTTTGAGATTCTAAGGACACGAGATGGCAACTGAACCAATCACTTATGACAAGAGTGATTTGCGCGGCATCATCAAGGCTTTTAAAGCCATGGATGAGCAAGCTGTTTCTCAGGCCAAAGGCGTTTCAAATGGATTGGCCACTTACCTGCAATCCAAAGTCACAGCCGCAGCTGGTGGCCGTCCAAATAAGGCGGCAATTCGCATTGCTCAAGGATCGCGCGTGAGTAAGTCATCAAAGATTGGTGAGATCAGCTACGGCTTTGTATCTCAAAAATTCAGCGGTGGCGGCACGACACAACAGCTTTGGGGCGGCTACGAATTTGGCTCACAGAAATTCAGACAATTTCCAATCTGGTCTGGCAAAGCTCCCGGCGGCATTGGCTCATTTGGTTATTTTATCTATCCGACATTGCGCGCCGAACAGCCACACATTATCAATCAATGGGAAAATGCATTTACTAAGATTTTGAAGGAGTGGTGATGGCCGGTCAATCAAGAACACTCAAGCTTTCAATTCTTGCTGATGTAGATAAACTTAAGCAAAGCCTCAATGTAGGCTCAAAAGATGTTGATGGTTTCGCCGGCAAGATTGGTGACTTTAGCAAAAAAGCGGCATTGGCTTTTGCTGCCGTAGCTGCCGCAGCTGGTGCCATGGCAATCAAAATTGGCGTGGATGCCGTCAAGGCTGCCAGCGATTTGGGCGAAACAATCTCAAAAGTCAATGTTTTATTTGGTAAGTCTGCCAAAGACATTGAAAAGTTTGCAGATGGCGCAGCTGCATCGCTAGGCCAGACAAAGCAACAGGCATTGGATGCCGCAGCTACATTTGCAACATTTGGAAAATCCGCCGGTTTGAGCGGTGAGAATCTAAGCAAATTCTCAATCGACTTTGTGAAATTGTCATCAGATTTGGCCTCTTTCAACAACACATCACCAGAGCAAGCAATCAATGCAATTGGATCGGCATTGCGTGGCGAAGCTGAGCCATTGCGGCAATATGGAGTTTTGCTTGATGATGCTTCATTGCGGCAAGCGGCTTTGGAATTGGGAATTATCAGCACGACCAAAAATGCATTGACACCACAGCAAAAAGTGTTGGCAGCTCAAGCTTTGATTTATCAACAGACATCAGCTGCACAAGGCGATTTTGAGCGCACCAGCGATGGCCTAGCCAACAAAACACGCATCCTCACAGCTCAATTGGAAAATGCAAAAACCACTATTGGTCAGGCACTTTTGCCGATTGTTTTGCAATTGGCGACATTGTTTTCAGAAAAGGTCATCCCAATTGTGCAACAGGTTGCAGATGCCTTTGGTGAGAAATCTGGTGGCATGGGAAACACATTGAGCAAATTGGCCGGCTCAATTAAAGACTTTGTGCAACCTATCTTTGAAGGTTTTAGATCAGCTTTTGACAAAATCAAAAAAACTGTTATTGAAAACAAAGATGAGTTTGAAGCTTTTTTTGATGTCATCAAAGCTGCCGCGCCAATCATTGGCAATGTGATTGGCAAAGCTTTCAGCGTTGTGGGCGATGTGGCCAGCGTTGTTTTAAACATTATGGCAAATGTTGTTGGAGCTTTACGCGGATTGATCAACACAGCAATTGATCTTGTCAATGTTGCAATCCGTGGATTTAACCTTATCAAGCCGGGTGCAGATATTTCACCAATTTCAAAAATTGGATCATCAACTGGATCAAGCTCCACGGGTGGTATTTCTGTGCCAGCTGCATCATTGCCAAGTGGTTTTACATCTGGCGGAAGCACAACGGGAGGCGGCTCCACGGGAGGCGGCTCCACGGGTGGCGGCTCCACGGGTGGCGTGACCGGAGGTACATCAACAGGCGGTGGCACTATTGGCGGTGCCGTCACAAAAATTGCAAATCAGACCAAAAAGGTTGTTGATGATGTTGCCGGAGCTTTTGACAATTTCACAAGCGGCACAACGACTTTGGCCGGGGTTATGGCAGCTTCAAATCAGCCATTTGCATTTGGCACATCTGGTGTAAATACCAACACGCTGGCCGGAATTTTAGCTGCATCAAATAAACCCAGCGTGACTGTCAATTTCAATGGGGTCACAACCGATCCGGAAGGCACAGCTCGTGTGCTGGTGGATACAATTAACAATTCTTACTATCGCGGCACAGGTGGCGCAACCAACCTGCAAATTGCATGAGCATTTTCAACCCAATTTGGAGAGTCAGAATAGGTGGCGTTGAGTACACCAATTTTGCTTTGGCAAATCTTTCTATTACATCAGGCCGCACAAACATTTATGAGCAAGCAAATGCTGGGTATGTCAATCTCCAGCTCATTAATTTAGATCAATCAATCATTGACATTGAAATCAATGATGCTGTGTCAATTGAATTGCAAGATTCAACAAATACATTTGTGCCAATCTTTGGCGGTACAGTCGTGGAATTTGACATCAACATCGCTGCATCGGGTGTTGTCGCGATCAATCAATCTGTGTCCATCATCGCTTTGGGCGCATTGTCAAGATTGCCAAAATCACTTACCGAAGGTGTATTGGTGAAGGATAACGATGGCGATCAGATTTACAGCGTTTTAGCAGATTTATTGCTGAACACATGGAATGAAGTGCCAGCGGCATTGCAATGGAATACCTACGAACCAACCACCACATGGGCCAATGCTGAAAACATAGGATTGGGCGAAATTGATCGACCAGGTGAATACGAGCTAGCTAAACGCAATGCATCCACCATTGATGTTTATTCTTTGGTTTCAGCACTTGCCACATCAGGATTGGGCTATATTTACGAAAACGCACAAGGCCAAATTTCCTATGCCGCAGCTTTGCACCGGTCAATTTATCTGGCTACCAATGGATACACCGATGTTTCAGCCTCTCAAGCCATTGCCAATTCTTTGTCCATCCAAACTCGATCCGGTGACATCCGCAACGACATTACATTGAAATACAAAGAAAATTCAACACTAGAGGTTACAGATAGTGATCCAGCATCGATCTTGGCCTATGGCCCATTGGCGCAAATCATCACAACAACAATTGAAAACCAAACCGATGCCGAGGATCAAGCTGCATTTTATTTGGGCTTAAGGTCATATCCACAGGCCAATTTTAGGCAAATCACTTTTGAGCTTACAAACCCGGAAATCGATGATTCTGATCGTGATTCATTGATCAACATTTTCATGGGTCTGCCATTGCGCATCAATGATTTGCCGCTCAACATGTCAGCCGGCACATATCTGGGTTTTGTCGAAGGCTGGACATGGCGTGCCGCTTACAACACAGTATCGGTCACGGCTATTCTTTCCCCATTGGCGTTTTCCTTGCAAGCCATGCAATGGCAAGATGTCTCAGCGGCAGAAACATGGAATTCAATCAGCGGCAGCCTAGATTGGGCAACCGCGTTAGTCGTAGCGTAAGGAGAAACAAGTGAGCAACCCGACCAATCCATTTTCGTGGCAAATGCCGACACCGACCGATTTGGTCACGGATTTGCCAGCGGATTTTGAGGTATTTGGACAAGCTGTGGCCACATCGTTGGCCGATTTATTAGGTGGCACATCAGGCCAGATTTTGGCAAAAAATTCAAACACCGACATGGATTTTGTGTGGGTCACAAATGATGTTGGTGATATCACAGCTGTGACAGCCGGGACCGGTATTTCGGGCGGTGGCACATCGGGAGCAGTAACAATCACAAACTCCATGGCTACAGAAATCACGGCATCTGGTGACATAATTGTAGGTACAGGATCAGGCACTTTTGACAATTTGCCAATTGGTACCACAGGCCAAATTCTCACAGCTGACACGACTGTTTCTCCATACAAGGTTAAGTGGGCTACACCAGCAACGGCTTCAAGCGGTTTCACATACATCACCACATCAACATTTTCTAATGTTGCTTCGGTGACAGTTGATTCAGTATTTACATCAACTTATGACACTTATTTAATTGACTTGGTGGACATAAGCGCAGCAACAGGAACAGATGATCTCTTGTTACAGTATCGTTATGGTTCGACTACGCAAACAACCGCTTATTATGGTTCTTGGGTTTATTGGAAACCTTCAACAGATGCAATCAATGGTTCACGCTGGCGCAATGGTTCTAACCACATTTTATCGGATAATACTGGCGATAGTGGCAGTTTGGGTCATGGTAATTTATACATCAGCAAAGTCGGAAGTTCAGGCAAACCTGCAATCTGGGGAACATACGGCAGCGCAATAGGCGAAGGTATGCAAGCCTTTGGCGGTACTTTTGATGGTACTTCTCAAACTTTTAATGGATTCTTATTGAAATCATCAGCATCAAACATCAGCGGAACAGTTAGAGTGTACGGATTGGCGAAATCATAATGGCAAATGACACAATACAAATCATCAATGTTGAAACTGATGAAGTAATCGTTCGTGAGATGACAGATGAGGAACAGGCTATTCGCAACGCTGAAGTGGCTGAATACAATGCAAAATTAGCAACCGAAACAGCAGAAGCCGAAACAGCAAAATTGGCAAAGGAAGCAGCACAAGAAAAACTTGCTGCACTAGGTTTGACAGCCGATGATTTGAAGGCACTTGGATTGTGACATTTCCACAAGGCACATTGCCGCGTTTGATTCAGGTTGCGCTGGCCGAAGTCGGCACAGCTGAAACAGGCAACAATGAAACAAAGTACGGCAAATTTATGAAGGCCGACAAGCTGCCATGGTGCGGTTCGTTTCTTAATTGGTGTGCTCATCAAGCCGGGGTCAAGGTGCCAAATGTTGTTAGCACAAAAGCTGGTGCCGAGGCATTTAAGAAAGCCAAGCAATGGCACACCACACCAAAGATTGGCGATTTTGTTTTCTTTGATTTCATCATCGATGACAAAGAGACAATCAATCACATTGGCTTGGTGATCCGGGCATCAGAAAAACAGATCGTGACCATCGAAGGCAATACATCAGGCGGATCGGGAAGTCAGCGCAATGGTGGCGAAGTCATGGTCAAATCAAGAGCTTTGGGAGCACGCTCATTTGTGATCGGTTACGGCCGACCAGCTTATGAGCCATTTTCCGGTGATTTACCGGATCGACCAAAAGGAGAAAAATAATGGAGCAAGCAAAAGCAATTGCGGCATCATGGGCACGCTCATAC